TTTGTAAAACCATAGTGTGTTTGTTTGTTTGTTTTTTTAAGGTTGCTAGGCGCCCCATCATCGGGGCGCTTTGCGTTTAGAAGATGTACCGTATGGTATTTACTGGCCAAAAATCTGAGTAGGCCTGCTTGAACCAACGCACATACTCCCGCTTGTTTTCGATAGGGTACCGCATGACACCCCGGTTGTCTTTTAACTCGTAGGCATACTTCATCAAGCTCTTGACTTTATCTGTAGCCTTAGCCATTTGCTTTTCGTGGTTGGTCATAAAGATCACCTCGCACTTAGTCGGCTTGCTGTGTAGCTGTACCTTGTGGAATAGATTCAGGTACTCTTCACCCCAGTTGTCTGCTACGACTACCGGTGAGTAGTTGATGTGTACCTCCCAACCAAGATCCATAAGTCGATTGATGTCTCTGATGCGACTCATTATGTCCTGCATCTTAGGTTCCAGCACGTCAGAGTATACCTGAGGCATAAGACTTACGCGTACCCGTGGTGGCTTGTTAAAGTCACGCACATCAAGGGTGAGTAACCCAGGGTACTTTGTAGCCATTGTAGAATTGACTGTAGGATGATCGTCGTACATTTTGAGGTACGATCTCAAGCCTCCTGGTATGTGACGTTGCATAAGTACTAAATCGCTGTTACAAGCGATATCTACCATCATCCATTTGGGATCTTGTTGGTCCGGTACCTTATGGTAGGTCTCAGCCCACCTGGCAACAGACGCAAAGATTTCTTCGACGTTGTGGTTTACGAATACACGATTACCGTTATGTCGTGCCATGTAGCAGTAGCTGTCCAGACAACCTCCGAAGCATCCGTAGATAAGGTTGGGTGCGATAGCATTTGCGCTGTTATCATTTGGTTTGGTCTTAAGGGTTTTAGTGTTTTGGTGTTTGATCATAGTGCTTATTTAAACATACAAAAAAGCCCCACATAAGTGAGGCTTAGTTGCTGATTTATAGCTAACAAATATGATCACATCAGCAAATGATCTGTAGGATTGTTTTACCAGGTTGAGTCTTCTTGGCACTCTTGGCATTGTATGCTTCCAACTCAGAGTTGATATTGTACCCAGGGTAATTCTTTACATGTGCGTCCTGATGATCAAGGATCTGCACGAAGCGGCGTCCATCTTTTACAACGTAGGCATTTGCCTGCGCTCTACTAAAGAGACTTAGTGCTCTCTCATTGTACGTATTGGAACCGGACAGTGATCCAGCACGTGCCGCAAACCCGTGGGTATGAGATATATGAATGTGTCCGGCAATGATGTAGTCTATCGGGGTACCTTGGAGATGGAACCTACCAATAGTAGACTGAGTCTTGTGCTGGTTGTCTGTGATCTTGGCGATGTCGTGAGTAATCAACCAGTTCTGGTCATTTACTTTGACAACGACCTCCATCTGATCGATCGACTTAAAGTGAATACCGTCAATACCGGAGGCAGCAATGATCTGCTTTACACCACCCATCACGATCAAATCATAGTTCTCTGAGGCAACCTCGTCTGAGAAGCCTAGCTCTTGACCGATGCGGGATTCATTACCAAGCACGCTTACTATATCGATACTGAATCCATGGGTACGTATCTCTGTAAGCGCTTGCACAATGATGTGCTGCAGTAGCAGAGCTGCTTTGGATCTATTGGTAGCCTGGTTCAGCATTTCGTCCAGGCGCCTATCTGAATTCAAAAGGTCCCCAGTGAAAGCACAGAGAACCTTTGATACGCGCATGGTCTTGAACCAATTGATACAGTCGTGTACATACTGTCGTAATCTACTCGACAAGACATTGAAGTCATACTTGTTGTGCGGTAGATTGATCAGCTCGTTGGCATGTATGTCCGTAAACTGCATGATACCTATCCCAGTATGATCCGGATCATCTTCTATGACTCCGAACTCAGGAAGGTTTTGAGCAAGCTTGGTACCGTAGTCTTCGTAGACTTCTATAAGAGCGCTTGAGAATTCACCAATGGCATTCTCTAAACGAGCGTGCTCACGAAATGTCTTGTTGGCTATCCGGTTTTGGTCCCGGGCTTTTTGCAGCTTGGTCTCGGACTTGACGATCTGCTCACGGTACTCTTTGTCTACCTGACGATCCTGAAGAACCATGCGCACGATCCGCTTAATGGACTCGTACGAAGCTTTGTCAAGCCAGTCTGGGTAATCGTCGATCAACTTATCAGCGACCTCTACCATGGTCATAGTGAGAGGATCGTAGTGGTAATCGTCGATCTTCTCTCGTAAGAAGCTGCTTTTGGAGCCGCCGTGGCTACCCATTAATTAGAAGCTGGTTCACTTGTTCTCCACTGAAATACAAAGCTCCACACCGCAATCTGAATACAGAACTCGTAAAGATCACTTTCTCCATCTGGGTGAGGTACAGCAGAAATGTCTGCACCAACTCCAAAAATGCGGTAATCGTTATTGTCAATGTAAAATCTAAACAACATAACTACTTCATTATCAGGTTAAATACCCATAGTGCCATTACTACAAGTGATATAAACATAGTTAAAGTCAGCCAAGGAGGCAAACAATACCATGGTGATCTTGTTACGTCGGACAATTGATTTTGTAGAGAATCTACCTCAGCTTTGTGGTAGTTTGTTACAGAGTCAAGCTTCAGTTGGAAGGTCTGATTCAGCTCTTTCTTGGACTCAAATACTCGTTCGTTGACCTGCTCTTGAGTAAAACCTTTTACCACAATGGTACCGTCTTGAACAGTAACTGCTACGCTTTTACTCTTGAGGTTTACGATCTCAGCATTCTTTGCCATAAGTACTGAGTCACACAATAGCTTGAGTGACAAACGGATCTCGTGCGTGTCTGCTTTTACAACGGTTCGCTCTACAAACACACTGTCTTCCTGGATAGAAACAATTGAGTCTTGCAGTTGCGTGATCAAAGTATTCTGCACAGAGTCTTGTGCTTCGTACTGTGATACAGTCGACTCAAACTTTTTCTTAGTTACGCAGGAGCTTACTGCCAGGTACGCCAGCAGCAATACAAAACGTCGTTTCATTAGGATACTTTCTTAGTGAACTTTTCAAATAGAACCTCAATAGTCTTCAAACCTCCGAACCCAATAAGGAATGCGGCACCATGGCCTGCAGAGTCGGGTAGTGACATCCAGTCCAGAATTAATGGAGTTAGATAGTTGGCTCCCATTGTACCACCCACTACAGATGTAACTTGTTCTTTTAAGCACTTACCTTTTCGAGCTGTGATCAGTGATCCGAAAAAGCCGCTTAGTACTAAGCCAATGTTTATACCGAATTGGGTGAGGTCGAACTTCATAGCGTAAACTTGTCTGACACTTTGAAGCTTGGACAAGCTTTTGAGCTTACTTCATTATGTCCAATTAATTTTTCAATGGTTGGGTATGATTTCTTGAGTTCCAGAATCAAGGCTTGCATAGCAGCTTCTTGAGTTTCTGTAAGAGTATCCTTAGGATTTCCTTCGGAATCAGTACCTCCTATGTAGCAGATACCGATCGATTTCCGGTTGTAACCTTTAGCGTGTGCACCAATCTTTTCAATGGGTCTTCCAACGTTCATGGTACCATCCAGCGTAATAACAAAGTGGTATCCTATGTCGCTCCAGCCCCTGGCTTTGTGCCACTTACGGATTTCTGAGACAGATACATCACGTCCTTCCGGCGTTGCAGAGCAGTGAACAATGATCGTATCTACAGGTCTCATTTTATCAAAAGGTTTATCAAAAATACGACTATGTCACGTAGTCCATCTAACTAAAAATGTTACAAAAAAGCCCTGGAAACAGGGCTTTAGTGCATCAGAAGGGAGCTTCATCAGTTCCAACCAATTCTTCAGGTTGGTTTCGCATATCGAAATGCCATTTGATTGGCTTACGATTTAGGTTGTAAGCAGGATCTGTCAGAACAGTATTAGCATGTACGAAACAGTCTGATCCAACGATACCTACGCCATCGTGTTTAGCTCTTGCAGGGTGTGATGTTTCGATCACAGCTGTAAGAGATCTTGCATAATGGCTGATCGTGTTGCGTGCTACGGCACCCATAGCAATAATTGGTATACCTGGGTTCATGTAAGCAATGCGATCAATAAGCATGCTGACAACAGGTTGCCACCAAACTAGGTGGCATTTACTGTTGTGGTAGCCTTGCATTACAGTCATGGAAGAGTTGATGGGCAACACGCCTTGCATACACCAGGACTCAAGAGTCCAGTCAAGTGTAATACTTGCAAGGCATTCACCGCTGCGTTCTATCTCGTTCATGATGTTTTGCAGACTGAGAGTCATCCCAATAGACTCGGGTATACCAAAGGCAATACCTGTAGCCTGTTCGGTTTCAGGGTAAGGGTCCTGACCGATAACAATACAGTTGACTTCGCTGGGATTCATGAACTCAAATGGCTTCCATACATTACGAGGTCTAGGGCAGAACTTGTGCTCGCCGAATTCCACATGGTCTCCTTTGAGTTTCTTGTCAAGCTCAGCCCAAGCAGCTGAATTGAATACATCTTGGAACAGTTCAGTCCACTTGATCATCCGGTCCGTCTGACCGTTCGGTAGAAATGGTGACATTGTCTTTAGGGTTTACTTTTTTAAGGTTTGGCATTTGTAATGTTTCGTCAAATGTCTCGTCTCCATTAGGAGCGTGACATAGTTCTGCGTCTTTTGATATCTCCGTACCAATTTGCTCAGATAAAACCGCTCTAAGATTTTCTGATTTTTCGAAACGCATTTTCCATATATGTGCACGATCTGTATTAGGTGCCCATTGATAAACTTTCTGTCTGTAATCCTCTGGGAACTCAGACCATTTACCAGATAGATACAATGAGAAGATATCATCATACTTTTCAGGTATCTTGAATACATACATGTCATGATATTCGTCAGCTTGAAAGTGTTCTACATAGTTTTCGTGCTTAGTAAGATTCAAGTACTTGTCGTTTGTACTTAGTAATCCATACACATCTTTGTTGAACATAGCCGTACGAAATAGTACATATATGTGACCGTACTTGATCTCATCAAGCTCTACTTTATGATAAATGTTAGCAAGACAGAGACCTACACCAAGCATAGTCTTGAGTCTGAAGGTTTCTGTAAGCAACATTGGACCTAAGATGTAATAGGCAAGACTTAGTCTATGAGATCTTATGTACCATAAGGACGCAGAAGGATTGTTCTTCGTTCTAATGCTAACACTCTCAATAGAGCCTGCCATATAGTAACGGGTTTTCCTAGAAGCATACTTGTTGATACTTTCATCTAGTATATAAACTTTGCCTTTCTCCATTTCATAAGGAGTACCGTTATTGTCAAAGACAATCTTAGATACTTCTCCTGTATGGGTATACTCAATGCCAATTGGTGTGTCGTCAATAACAACACGAGTAAAGTCGGCATTAGGAATTATTCTCATACGATATGTCCGGTTTGATCGTTAGCCGTAAACTGAGGATGCATTCTGTAGTCCTGCGTATTCTGCAAGTGAAGCATCTGAGCCATGATTGTTGGTACCGTAGGGAACTCTCTTGAGCCATGCTTACGAGATAGTCCATGCATCATGCTGAACTTTATAAGCTTCTGTGATGGCACGATCCAACGTATTGGAGACTCTATGTTTTCACTCTGAACAACAAAGTCAAATGGACTGTCCACCAACTTGTACTCGTCGCTGAGATTCTTTTCTGCAAGTACCTCATATAATGAAGACTGGATGAATTTGTACCCTGCATAGTAGTGGTAGTCCCAGCTGGTTGCATATACACTGTACTTTAGATCGACGATCTTTACAGTCTTTTCAACTGTGTTGACTATGACCATGTCAAGGATACCACGGATAGTGATTTCATCATCTGGATTGAACTCGTAATCATATGATAACTGATCGACCAACACACCAAAGAGATTGGCCATAGTTGTAGTATGCTCCAATGGTACCTGCCAGTAGACATGTACATTAGGATCGTCATCGATCTTATACCAGTGGTTAAGCATCCGACGAGTTTCTGTAGCACGATCTTCGATCTGATCTACTACAGCCTGCTCCATAACAATACCGCCGTTTGCAAGCTTCTTTTCAATGGTCATGTTTTCCAACACAAACTCTCCGAAAGAATGATTCTCTGAGAAAGCAATGGCTTTCTTCATACGACTCTCTTCTTTCTTGAGCTGACCAAAAAGCATCTTGCCCTCTGCATCCAATTGATTCATACAGTTCAGAGCATCCTGACCAGTCCAAGCTTCTTTACCAAGAAGAGATAGCCTCTGAGCCAAGGTCAACTCTTGACCTGTCAGCATCTCGCACTTACGTACAACGACAAAGTCAGGCACTGCACCGTACTGAACGATGTGTTCGAAGACATTACCTTTCTTGATGGACTGGTAGTCATCCATCTTGTCACGTTCTTCTTGAGCGGTATCTGGATCAAGTCGTCTAAGCTTACCTTCAGCTAAGCTTACAAGATCTGACTGGTGGATACCACCTTTTGGGTCCTCGCACACTGTGAGAGGCATCCCGGGAAATGAGTTTTTACTCATGGTTAAAATATTTTGGTTAGTAAAAAAAGCCCCAGTTAAGGGGCTTTAGTTCGATCAGAGAATGCTCTTACGAGACAGTACTTTGTCTCGAATGTTGAGCATCAGCTCTTTGATGTCTGCTTTGTTGAGTACTTGGTTGAACTGATAGTTAACCAATTCCTCAGCGCTGGTATTCTTGACCAAGTCTTTGATGTAATCCTTGGTTACTTGACAGTAATCCTTGGACTGCTCAGACTCAAGCGTCATGTTGGGGCTGATGATCGCACCCTCTTTGTCGCGCTTGACCAGGTCAAATGGCAGGTACTCACATACACGCATCTTGTAACCGGTACCATACTCATAAGGCACAGCCACAATGTTCTGCGGGTTGATCAGACACATGATCTGCTTGTCGCCGAAGCCTTGGATACCGAATCGTTCGGAACCAACATGCAATCCGCGAGAGCAGGATACGTTTGGATCTGCATCACAGTCCTGACGAGGCATGCTTACAGGTGTACGCATACGGATCGTCATAGTGTGAGTATGTGCGTCAGTGAATACTTCATTCTCTGCAGGACGCATCTTTGCATTGGACAAAGTCTCGAGCACATCGAAGTACGTACCTTCATACTGATAGCGAACCTCTTTAGATAAGGTTCTAACATACTCACTAGATGCATAAGAGTCGTGAGGCCTGTCGCCTACCATTTTATTGTACAACTTCTTAGCATACTTTCTAACATTGCCGTACGAATTATTGATAGGATAGACGGTCTTGTATCTCTTGTACCGCAGCTGGCTTACAGATGGTGCACGAGTCTTGGAGTTGTTGATATACAACTGCTCCATACCATTGTCAAGAATGACACGCCATACATGCATCTGATGCTCGAACAGACCGTGACCACGGAAGTTTTCTTTCAGATCATACATTTGATCAAGAGTCTCCTCGAAGTCAATAGTAGGTGCTTTGTCCTCTGATTCAGTATGCTTGTGCACAACTGAACGATATGCTACGAAGAAACCTTCGGGAGTCAAACTCAAGTTCAGATCCGTGATAAATCTGAAGGCACCCTCGCGTGCCTCAGGGTCTGGGTTCAGGATCAGCCAGCGCCAGAAATTAAATAGAGACTGCATGTCTTCGTCTGTTTGACTACGACGAATGATCTCACGAATGATGACCTCCGGCATGGATACATCGATGCCATCAAGGCATACACGACCTTCGATCAGACTGATCTCCGGATACCTGGCTTGGATTTGCTTGACCTTGGCCAGCAATGCAGACATCTCAACACTCTTCGAAATACCTTCTGACATCTCTACTGGAGAGATGTAAGTGGTGATCGTGTTTCTAAATATGTCTACATGATCCGGATCTATAGGATCAAGCGCATCAAACCATTGGACGAAATCATCGACTTCGTCCTGGTTATTCATTGTCAAACGATGCATTGGTTCAGAGGAGAAAGCTACTGTGATCTTGTCTCCTACAACGGTCAGCTTTTTACGCTGTTTTACTTCTGTCTTAATCGACATCTTCTTGTTTGTTTAGGTTGTTAATTAAAGTTTCGATAGATTGTCCATCGCGGACATCTGTTCTAGACGTAAAGAACTCTTTACGGTACGGGCCATTGATGTACTTATATGGCTTTAGCTTAAGCATGATCAGGTCAAGATCATTCTTATTAAAGTGCATCTTGCGATCGTTATTAAAGATAAGACTTCCTGCAAGAAGTTCAAGCTGTTTTAACTTGAATATCAGATCAATATCGTGCTTGATCGCAGACTCTTCTGCAAGCCATTCAGGATGATACTTCTTGATACACTCGACAATTATTTCACGTTTATTACTAAGGGTCTCAAATGGCTTTGAGTATCCATACTTTTTTGCGAAATAATTTTGGAAGATGTCATCCAAAGACTTTGATGACTTAGTAACGATCAAATCATCTATATACTCTACAGAAGTTTGATCATTTATCAGTTGTCGAACAGCTAATACTTCCTTGTAAATAGGATGCTCTATTACATAGCTGTAATAGTAGTACGTCAAGTATGCATTCTTGAATCGTTCTACTAACCGACCATTTGTACCGATAAGGTCATCGTAAGTCATGAAGCCTTCGCCAGGTGCAGCCTTATAGTTTTTGGTATCAACTTGTATCATAACCAAGTTATAAAAACCTAAGCTTTGCAGCGTACCTTCAAAAGCCCAACTATTTATAGGAACGTCTGCTTTTCTGTAGAACATTGCTATAGCACCTGTCTCTTCGCAAGCTTCTCTGAGTTTCCTGCATGAGAACCTGGTTTTCTTAGAGTCATATGTACTTCTTGAATTGAATACAGACTGGATACGACCACTCGGTATTACAGTATTTCTAGGCTTAACATGACCCTGAAACACACCTTCGAGGAATGTATCCTTATCAAATTTTACATCGTTGAGGTCAGGGTATTTGATCCCATAGTCATGAGCCAACAATGATGCAATATTGTAAGACGTAAGGAAAGCTCTTTTACTGAGTTTTATAGCAGTAAGAATGATCTCTTTAGCGTCTTCACACTCGACATCAAAAGACTTTTGCCACACGTCCATAAAGATGTGCTCAGGCATTACCATAGTAGCATGATACCTATGCAAAGGATCTTTCCGAAGAGTGCTCTTACGTATCTCATCATCTGTTGAGATTTCAAGAAACATCTTCTGACTTTCTCTAAAGCGAAAAGTAGTAGTTGTGTGATAAGAATACCTGTGTTCTTTGTATGATGCCAGATTTACTAAGGTATCATTGACAGGGAAAGTCTGATTTCCTGACTCAAGTATCTGTGATACCTGACCAGTGTCTTTACTGCTGTACTGAATAAAGATACCTTTGCGATATCGGAAAGCATCTATCAAAGCTTCAGCAAAGTAAAGGTATCTGGACTGCAGGTCTCTCAGACTTGTAGACCAATCAGAGCCTTCTATGCCAACCTGATTTCTTACACCAAATCCTGAGAGTGATGACTCAAATGGTTCATGCTTTTCAGTAATGAAATCAAGATCACCGACATAATACTTTACAAAAGTCATATCATCTATCTTCATGTTACCATCGATCTTAGACTCCGGCAATGACTTAAGCAGATACCTTTCAAAGTCCATATCAGTTTGAAGCCTGTATGGCTTCTGATCGGTTTCTCCGACAACTTTGTGGAACTCTTTCATACACTCATCAATACGATCGCGAATGATCTTCTTAGTACTGATGTTGTACTTAACACTCTCGCGAGTCAAAGTCACAGGTAACTCTCCGATCTTGAACTTAGCAGCAAGACTGAAATTACCATTGAATGCAATTGGAGCCATGTCGATAGCTTTCCAATCGATAGGATATCGCACCTCACCAATGACCAGCTCGAGATCTGATCTCTTTGTAATGGCGTCATCGTCACGACGAAAGATGAAGTTCTTACCCTCAACGATCTTAAAGTCATTAAGCCGACCAAGGTTCATGACCTGCGAGTTATCTACCACATACAGATGTGAGAAATACTTTAGCTGGTTGTGAATACCTTTCTCGAACAGCACCAAGTCGTCGATAGATGCAATGAACATCTTGACTGTGGTACCATTGCGCTCTGATGTAGGCATCGGATCATCCAACGGGTCGAGTACAGGAAAGCCGTCGTCACCCTTGCGGATCATGTACTGATACTCTATACCATCGTACCGAGTGGTGAGATAGTACTCATCGACATAAGACAGCGGTGACTTTGAACCGATACCGAAGTAACCGACCAGGTCATTGGTGTCTGTCTTAGTTGACTTGAGATACTTTGTGTACACATTCTTGATACGGTCAGGGCTCATACCTATGCCGTTGTCAACAAAGCTTACAGAGTAGCCTTCTGAAGGAGTGTAGTCGAACATAACCATGATGGGTTCTTCGACACCAGCCTCCTTGTGAGCATCCCAACTATTGGTAGCTGTCTCGCGGATGATCGATTCGATCGGGTTTGAGTACGGTGACTGCAACAAGTCGAACAACTTGTGCTGATCAGTCTGACTGATCTCCATACGTGTTGACTCATCATCACCGATCGTTACGATGTTGAGGTCTGTTTTTATCTCTTTCATTCTAAGACAATTAAGGATTTGATTTGGCCTTTGAAAGTCATTGGTACGACTTGCATAGTGCATGCATCATCGACGCTATCAGAAGCACTGATCAATACCTCTGACATTATTTGATGACTGATTGCTCGCGTCTTATAGATACGAGATCGAAAGTCACTTTTGATCATAGCATCAGTTGCATTGTAGATAAGCAGTGCTTTACTAAATGATCGACGAGCTTCGATCAGACTTTCGTCTTCATCATTTACGTATTTGTTTGTTAGTGTACCAGTAAATGAATTTGACAGCAGTGTTGGTATCAACTGCAGACTGAAAGAAATGAAGGCTTTGTCTTCTTTACCAAGCTCCAGAAAGTCATATGCTTTCTGACTCAATTTGATTTTATCACCGTTTACTGACAGTGAATAATCGCCGGCATCATTCTCGGGCTTGGTTGCCGAGGTCTTGCCGACTCCGTAGGATAACTCCATGTGCGTTTAAGGATTTAATTAAGGTTCTGGTTTCGCCATACCAACAGAATGAAGACGGATCCTTGATCCTGTCATCGTCCATCCTTGGCAGTATGATTTGTTTGTAGCCTCGTTGGCTTGATAGTTCTGCAGACGCCTCAACACCGCTGGTGTCTGTGTCGAACAGAATAAAGATCTCGTCAAATCGTTTCTCGAAGTCATCTAGTTTACTGGCCGGGAACGGTGCGGTCTCGCTGTTAGGTGCGACACCTGGTATACCGGTCCAGCTTTCTACACAGAGACTGTCTTTGAGACTTGACTGGAGTATGAGTTGACCACCTTTCTCAGGCAATCGGGATTCGTTCTGCAACCAATCGTTATTGGTTGAGCTACGCCATTTGTATTTCTTACTTGCAAATGGTTGGTAGAATTTGACATGAGGCCCATGGGTGTGCCATATGTATGCAAACTTGTGCGTTGGAAACGCTTTACCTGCTACATACAGTTTACCGGCTGATTGAATACCAGCCTCTGACACAAGTCCAAGGTTACAACCAGATCTTAACCAGTACCAACTGTCTTCATTTGTCCAGCCACGTAGTGTGTACTGCAAATGAATCTGTAGTGACGGCTCAGCTACAGGTTTCTCTCTCTCCATCATAACGATGTGAGATTTATTATCTGTAACGTTCTGTGAACCAGCACCAAGGTTCAGGCAAAAATCTCTGTTGATTCTCGCAAGTGCGTTTGGGAAATTCTCGTTGTGCAAGTACATCACGAGATCGAAACAGTCACCGGATACAGATCGACTACCATAGTCTTTGAAATAGATACTACCATCCTGCCGGACAATGGTCCAGAACGATGGGTTCTTCTCGCCAAAGGGCGATATTATGGTTACGTTAGGTCGAAAGTCTGTTACATAGCGACGGAATATCTCGAGCGGACTAATGCGTTTGAGAATGTTTTCTTTGCTTAACTCGTAGTAGGTTCCATACATGATAATAGATTAGACAAAAAAGCCCCGAATTAACGGGGCTTAGTTAAACCGACTGCTTTGTTAAGCAGTTGGCGGGGTTGGGGGTGCCGGTGCAGAGGGCACTGCAGGCGGCGGTGGAGCGGCTGATGCTCCGGGTGCAGCAGGTGCGGGCGGCGCAGGGGCAGGCCCGCTAGAACCAGCTGCGGTATTGCTTTGGCCGACATTTGCAACCATTCGCAATTTGTTTTCATCCAACCGACTTGCCTCACGAGCAATGGTCATTGGTTCGATGAACAATCCATACCGAGGGATCTCCGTATAAGGACCCTCAGTCTTGTAAGTCAACGCAACACGAACAGGTACGTCCTTGTGGTCTGCCAATTTCTTGACAACCGCTTGAGCGTACTCAGCGTAGCTATTTACACCGGTAATGTAGGTCTCCTGCTCTGGAAGGAAAGCACCCATAACGTGCTTGATCCGAGAGTTGAACTCATTAAAGGCATTCTGTACAGCTACATCGGGAGGCATGACCTCGCCTTTGTTGACAGTGACTGCTTTACCGTCAGCCATAGTCACGGTGCGCTTGTACCGCAGTGGTGCGGTGTTGCGCATCTTGACTTGCTCAGGGTTCACAGGCCAGAGAACCTCACGATTCTCACTGCTCACTGTGGCATTGCCAGCTTGCACAGTCTTACGAATATACAGCATTAGCAAGGAATCTTTGTCCTCGCTAAGCTTTTCGAAAACTGCTTCAACTGTGCAGTTGTCATGTACACCGGCTTTGAACTGCTCAGTGGATTTACCCGCGTCTTGGGTATTCTGGTTTATACCATACATAGATCAGATAGATTTAGGGATTGATTACTGTTTCTGGCTCAGGCTCAGGCAAGATAGGCAGATCGTCTACCTCTTTCTCAGCATAAGGATCACTGCTCATAACAGGTGCATCCTCTGCTTCACGCATAACGCCTGATAGCTGCAGTACTCCGTCGAATGGAGTCTGGATGTCTGTTGAAGACAGCTCGATCTCTACAGCTTCTGTGAACTCTCCGAGGTTGAAGAAGTCTACAAGCAGCTCGTAGAACATCTTGTTGGAGATAACACCATTCTTCTTGAACTGAATAGTAGCTTTCTCATCAACTACGTCCAGTTTACCTGTGCAGTTAGCAAGGAAGATAGCTTTGATCTGACCATCTTCTTCACCACGGATAGGAAGAACGTACTCTACAACGTCCTTTGCATCCTTGGCTTTGAGACCAAGAAGCTCTTGACATTTTTTGTTCAGCTCGATACGAGCGCCTGAACGCTTTCCTTCACGTGCGTGCATTGTCATAACAGGGGTGTCCGGATACTTATCCGACTTACGCTTTACACCATAGCCACCTGTTTTGGCTCCGAAATTAAGCTCCATAGCTTATTTAGTTGTTTAATGCCGCCCTAGCGGAAGGACGGCGAAGTTAAGAAAATACAGATATCCGCTTATCCGTTGAGTTCGAAGTCGTTGATCGATTCTAACAACGCTTTCATGTCGTTAGGTACAGTCTCGATGTCCTCGTCGAATACACCGGGAGGCATCTTGGCTGGAGAGTAACCGTCATTGCAGATACGAAACTTGAAGCGATCTGACTTAGCTGTCTCTGCTTTCGTAGATACCTCTGTGTATACTACGTAGCTGAAGTAAGACGGCAAGTCAACCTTCTCGTCAAGCATTCTGCCTGCGGTTATACGAATCTTACGCTGAGGTCCGACGTTGGTCTCGACAGTGTCATCGTGGAATACGTAGATAAGCCATAGGTCGTCACGCATGTACGGAGTCTTACCAAACAATGATTGGTAGACGTCTGCTGCGAACTGCTCGAAACGCGAGTAGGCTTGCTTACCGTTTGCTTTACCACGAAAATCACCTGACATCAGGTAGTTCGTCATGTAGTGTGAGTAATCTTCGATGATCACATACTTGATATGCGACCAGTCATTTGCTGCACCAAGCCAGGTAGGCAGAGTACCAAGATCTGGTACCATCCAAAAGTTACCGTTGGGGTTAGTGCTTTGATCGAACTTGGTATAGTTCTTCTTAGCTCCACCGAAAGACAAGTTCATCTTGTACGGTGAAATGATCACAGTCTCCTCAGGAGGTAGATTTCTGAAGGAGTAGGTTTTGCCGGAGCCAGATGCCCCGACCAAAGCAATTGAGTTTGCCATAGATGTTGATTTAGATTTCGATGGGTAATGACTTGGCAATCTGATACCAAGCGTCTTGGTTGACATCCTTTGACAGATGCCAAAAACATTCTGTAGTACCGTCGTAGAACAGACCTGTTGTAATGTTCGACACACCGTAGCGAGACTTAAGAATACTCAACTCTCTGAACCGAGGGTTGATCTTCTTCATGTCCCAGCCGAGGCAGAAGTCTTCTTTAGCACGAGCCGGATCGAACAAGCCAAGGATGTAGTCGACGTCACGACCAACGGCTTTGTTGTCACCGAGACCAGATAGTGTAGGACGCATGAAGTTATCTTTTGCTTCCTGACTGGAACTCTGCTGTTGTACTGAGAATAAGCTTGGGCCAAACATGTTACGGATCGTCAACAGATGTATTGACAATTGCTCCATAGCTTCACGCTTGTCCTTGTGCTTACCTTGGGATATCAATGCTTTGTGGTCAAGGATACCGATCACATAGCCATCTTTCCATTCGTCAGTAAACTCGTAGTAGTCAAAGACTTGTTTCTCAGTAACGACAAACTCGCCTTTAGACTCGTCAAAGTCTTGACTTTCCACGGTCTTGTATACATTCTTACCGATCTCAGGATTCTGGTAGAAATCGTACAAGGTCTTGTATACACCGTAAGGAGAAACCTTGCTGGTCAATATCTCTACATGCTTGTAGAACCAATCAAAGTATTCCTCGAATGACTTAAGCAACTCCAGCTGTGTGCTGTTGATACGCTTACTCTCAAAGATGCTGAGCATTGTTTTCATACCGATACGAGGCGCAGTGAATCCAACAGATGGATCGTAGCCACCAGACGATACGAATAGATGGTGTGCAAGTATCTGCAAAGCTTTTACCTCTGCAGCCATCTCCAAAGACCAATAGAATATCTTCAGCTTTGGAGGTTTTTCGTCGTTGCGTTTGCTGTAAGCCCACTCGATGGCGTTGTGTAGCACAAGCCAGTCAGTGAACTGAGACTTACCGACACCAGAGTTAGCAGTCACAATAGTGTATGTCTGTCGCTCGATACCGGGTAGGTAGAACTGCATGTCGCCATTGAACTGGAACGGTATGCAGTTGTGTTCTTTGGTGAGGTTGTCCTCAACACGTCGTATGGCACGTTGATATGGATTCATTACACTTGAGTTTCAAAGTCGTTACGCCTTGAACTATCGCCATTGCGGAACTCTTGTTGAACTGTGTAGACCCAACCTACAAGCATGCTGTCGTAGTCAGTACTGATACCGTCTGTCTCACGAATGAAACGCGATAGCCGCTTGATGTAACGACTATCACTAACAGAGTCCAAATACTTACGACTGGCTTCCAGTATTGTGTCACCATTTACCTCAGGGTTCTCTCTAACATACCATTCGAGAAGATTCTTGACGTGTGCTTCCGGTGACATCTTACCTGGATACTTTGCCCACATACCTACCATTACCTGAGCAATGGTTTGAATGTCGTCGTATGCAGGAGACAATGTCGATAGACCTTTAGATGTAATATCCAAGTTATCGTCAATGTAATCTTCATCAACAAGTGTGTTGATCTTGAGAGCTTTTGCGTTTATCATACCGAGGTACTCCTCACCACCTTGCGCAATCAATGCAAGGGCTAAGAATTCATCGGCTGATAGGTTTGACTCGATGAGTTGATTTACATCTATCCTTATAATCATAGGGTTTAAGGTTGCGGTTTATTGTAACACATCTAAGACTGCGATCACACGTCGGATCTCGTAATAGATGCCTGTTTGTTCTTGACTACGAGTTCGGTTTATCAAACTCTCTGTGTTAAAGTCCTTAATAAACTCCTGGATTTGCTTTGGATCTGTCCAAGTGGCTTTGATCCACTTGGCTTTCAACGTTGCCACCTGTACGTCATCTTCATCGTCTAAGATTTTGATTGCTCCGATGAGTGAGGATAGGTAAGAGCGCCAATATGTACGCCGCTCCTCCAAGGAGTAGTATTTATAAGGCCTAATGTCCATAGTGTTAGATAGTTAAGATACAAAAAATACCCCAATTAAGGGGTATCTCTGTTCATTAAATTGTCGACCGATCCTTGCGGTAAGGCCTCAATATTTTTCTTCA